GAGCCTGGAGGCAAGAAAATAAAAAGAAAAGATATGCCAGTTACCGACCCTTTGGAAGTAGGTAAAAAAGATAAGGTGGTTGAGAGAACCCGTGCTAAAACAAAACAAACAGAAGATAAAGCCTATAAAGCAAAAATGAAAAAAGACAAAAAATAAAGGAGATGGAAATGAAAGCTAAAAAAGACATGCATAAACACCATAAAGAAATGAAAAAGTTTCATGAAAAAGAAATGGCTCATCATGAAAAAGAAATGAAGAAGCATTCTGACGTCAAAGAAGACAAGAAATTAATCAAAAAGATGGTGCGCAAAGACTGCATGAAGTAGATGTTGTCTATATTTTGTAACTGCAGTAAAATAATAGTAATAACTTAACGTCGCCAAACGCTAACCTGGCCGAAACTTTACACGTTACGTAACGAATATTTTCACGGTGACACCGCCAAAATCAGTCGATAAGAGGATTTATGACAGAAGATTTAGAGAATGTGATTCAGGAAAATGAGCCTGTAACAGATGCTAATGAGCCAGCGGTCGAAGAACCTAAGAAAACATTTACAAGTGATGTCGTAAAAAAGGTCGTAGAACGCGAAAAGGCAAAAGCATTTGAACGTGGAAAAAGAGAGGCTTTAATGGAATTACAGCAACAGCAACAACCAGTTGAACAGGCACAAACACAACAACCGGTTCCCCAGCAACCACAACAAAGCGTGGGATTGGGTGGAATGCAACAAATGTCCCAAGAGGATATTGAGCGCATGATTGCTGAAAAAGCTCCATTAGCCCTTCAACAACACGTGCAGCGATTGCAGCAAGACCAAATGATAAATACATTTGTTCAAAAGATGCAATTAGCAGAACAGGAGCACCCTGGATTAGAAGCAGAATTGAATAATCTAAATTACGATGACAAAAGAATGCATTCATTTATCGCTATGGCGAATCAATTAGATAACACCGGCGATATTATGAAAGAAGTGCTGGACAATCCAACTAAAATGGAAAGTCTTTTGAATATGGCTTTTAACCAGCCTTATCAAGCACAAAAAGCATTAAAAAGTCTGAGTGATTCGATTAAAACCAATAAAACTGCGAAAGCCGAAGAGGCGCAAGCTCGAGATCCAATGTCACAAATTAAATCCTCCACAACATCTGGCAATAAAGAGGTAAGCCAGCATGATATGTCGGTTGAGGATATTCGACGGTTGCTTGCTAAACGCAGATAACCACTCATTAGGCGCCATGCTGCTTACCTCCAAATTAAAACATTTTGGAGAGATTAGTCATGGCAAATACACCAGTCAATATTTTACAGAACGTCCAGCTCTATATTAAGTCAGAGTTGGCATGGTTGGACAACGAATATTGGGGCATATCCAACGCAAATAAATCCCTTGAAGAGTTTAACGACAAGCCTGGAAACTTAGGCGATGTCATCACCTTCGACTGTACACCTCGTTATATTTCTTATGATGGCCTTGTTATTACCGAGCAACCATCCGTTCAACGTTTGCAATCATTAATTTGTTCGCAAGCAAAGAACGTTTCTGCAGCATACACCGATGAACAATTTATATTCAACGTAGAACAATACATGGATAGATTTGGTATTGCTGCCGCGAAAGAAATTGGTGCGGGTATTGAGCAAGATATTTTAAAGAATATCGTATCAGGCGTTGTTGGTAATAACCCAAATAGCCCTGAATTTGGAAGCGCTCAGATTAATTCTGGCCCATTCCGTTTTTATGGCGATGGCGTTACACCAATTAACTCATATCAACAATTAGCGCAATCATGGGCGAACTTTACTGCATTTGGTGCATCCACCCACATGAAACGAGGCGTTATTCCTGTTGACTTGGTCCCTGCAATCGTTGGAACTGGATTAAACCAATTCGCTCCAGACCGAAACAATGATATTTCTAAGGCTTGGGAATTAGGTTCTTACGCTGGTCTTGATGTGAAATGGGGGGTTTCTAACCTATTACCAATTCATATTTCAGGTTTTGTGCAAAACGCTGCAGCTCCTAATAACGTTTGGACTGTGGTCTCAACGAACGATCCTACTGGTGTTAACGTTACTACAATTACTGCTACCGAACCAACAGGCTCTACTGCTGCAAATGCTGTATTGGCCGGTGATTTATTCCAGTTCAATGATGGTGTTTCTGGTCAGCCCAATATGCGTTTCTTGACCTTCATTGGCCATCAACCAACTCGTTTACCTGTTCAATTTAGAGCAATAGCTAATGCGAATACTGTAGCGGGAACTGCGATAATTCAAGTTCAAACTATTAACAACAGTATTGGTCTCGTTTGGGCTCAGAACCAAAACCAAAACTTGAACAATGCAATTGCTGCTGGAATGCAATTTACTGGATTGCCTTCTCATCAAGCGGGTTGGATGGATGCTGGAAACAGTTTCTATCTTGCAATGCCAAGATTGCCCAATCAATCACCATTCGAGACTGTTTACTTTAAGGATGAGAAGTCTGGGGCATCATTACGGCATTATTGGGGGGTTCAATTTGGTAAAGACAACCGCTCGTATGTCAGAGACTGCACATGGGGATCCACTTTGATCGCTGAAGACAGTATGCGTCTTATTTTCCCACTATAAGAAATTAATCTCGCGCTCGAAAGGGCGCATTTTTAGAGGAATAAAAAAATGGCAGAATCATACGACACTCAAGGTTCGGTTCAATACGGACAAGAATTACCCTACTATATTAATGGATTTGGCATTAGCAATAACGCAACCACACCAAATACTAAGTTGGACATTGCAGCTGGAAGTTGCTTGGATTCCACTGGAACTTTCCAATTAAATAGTAATGCTGTAATTACCATTAATGCCGCTGTAAATGGTTTAAATGGTTTAGATGCAGGCACTTTTGCTGCCTCCACTGTTTATGCAGTCTATTTGGTATGGGATCCTGTTACATTCAACGCAACAGGAGCAGTGATTTCTACATCGTTAACAGCTCCTTTAATGCCTTTTGGTTACAGTGCTTATTTACTGATAGGTTTTGCAGTAAGTGATAGCTCCGTTCATTTCCTTAAAGGATATTGGAGTGCTGGCAACAGCTCTACTCGCGTATTTACCTATGATGCTCCTCAAGCAACTGCGGTAACTGCTGGACATGCTACAACCTATACAGCTGTGGATTTATCTGCATTGGTTCCTAATATTAACAATACTCCAGTAAGTATTGCTTATTCATTTACACCTAACGCTGCAACAACCAGTATTTTAAAGATGCAAGGCGCTCAGTCAACTGGTGATGCTGTAGCTATTACGGGTCAAGTGGCTACTGTTCCAATTACTGGCAATGCGACTGTGTTAGCTCAAATCGCTTCATCTAAGCCTGAAATCAATTACAAAGGCGTAAGTGGTTCAGATGCTACCGCATTAAATGTTGCTGGTTACACTTGGTACGTATAACTTAAATAAGGAGAGGAAATATGGCTTATCCAGCTAGTGAATTAATTACTCGAGCCTATTTCCTTTCTCAAGTTTTGGCTCGAGATTTACAGACCATTAGCGGCTCACAAATGGATGATGGTTTGTATCTTTTGAATGCTTTATTGGATGTGAAGTTTTCCGACTTGCAATTGATTCCTTATTATACAAATTATCAATTTAATACGGTTGCTGGTACTGAGAAATATTTCATTCCCAATCTTGCAGAAGCAGATACGACTACATTCAATATTGGCACCGTTCGATTTTCGATGAATGAATTAACCCGCAAAGAATATTTTGGCACACCACGTGTTGACCAGCTTCAAGCATTACCTTTTAGCTATCGATATGAACGCTGTCTTGGCGGTGCTAATCTTTTTCTTTATTTTGTGCCAAACCAAGTTTATCTCGTCAACGTTTGGGGTAAGTTTGGGTTAAGTGATGTGACTTTACATCAAGATTTATCGCTTACATACGATTTGTTTTACATTGAATATTTGAGGTTTGCGCTTGCCCAGTATATTTGCTGTGAGTATGGCCAGACCTTTCCAGACACTTGTGAAATGAAGTTAAAGCAGATTGTTAAGAAGCTTAAGTCAGTAAGTCCTGCTGATTTGTCTATTAACAAGAGAAGCTTCTTTACTACTAACACAACTTTTGATTGGCAATTCTGCAACCTCAGCCAGGGATGGTTCCCTTTCTAACGATTTGTATAAATTTTATTATTAGGATTTGCGATGCCAGAACTACAACCATCGCCAGCACAACCACTGGCGCCAAAGAGCCAACAAGGAATCTATGAAATTCCTTTGGATATTGTTGGTGGCAATAAATATGGCCGCTACCCAAAAATCAATCAATCCCAAACTTGGAATATGATGATTTCGGATGGATTTTTAGTTGATTATGCAGGATTTCAATTTATTGAAGAAATCACTGCAAATCCTAATGCAAAAGGTCGAGGCGCACATGTCAGTACTGTATTTGATTCAATGTATGTTGTCGCCGGGAATGTCGTGGTTCGTTACGACCATAATCTAGTTCCATCATTTATCGGGGTGCTAACAACTGCATCTGGACCCGTGTATATTGCTGAAAATAACGCTGGGCAAATTGCGTTTTCTGATATGGTTAATATTTATATTTATGACCAAAATACGTTCACCTTTTCCATAGCAACCATTGATTTTGTTCCGGGGTTTCTTTCATTCCAAAATACTTATTTTATTTGCGCTACAAATACCTCTACTTGGCGATTATCTGAGCAAAATAATGGATTGTCTTGGCCTTCTGATACAGAATTTGAAGGTCAACTACAAACAAAGCCAGATACAACCCAAGCCATCGTTCCCATGCCAGGGCGTGGAAACATGGCTTTTGTTTTTGGTAATACAGTAGGTGAGCAATGGACATTTACAGGGCAAGCGCTTTTCCCTTATTCACGAAATAGCTCTTTTAACTTGGATTACGGCTGCATTAATCCGGAATCAATCGCTTATCAAGGCAATTACATTGTTTGGGTGGGCATTAGCGAAGAAGCAGGCCCAGTCATCATGTATACAACGGGTGGCGATATTAAAGAAGTCTCAACAGATGGCATTGATTATTTATTATCAACGTTGACAGCCCCTGAAGATTGCAGTGGATTTATCATCAAACTAGATGGTCATTTGTTCTATCAAGTCACGTTTAAGACAGATAATATTACATTGGCGCTTGATTTAGGCAACGAAACGTTCTTTACGATTACCGATGAAAACATGAACTATCATCCGGCGCGTAAAATCGTTTATTTCAATAACACGTATTATTTTGTAAGTTACAATGATTCTAATCTTTATGAGTTTGGCACGAAATACACCAGTTACAATTATGAAAATTCGCAAGAAGAAATACCTAGAGTTCGCATCTGTTCGCCAATAAGACTACCTAATCAACGCCCTCTGATATACAAAAGTCTTGGATTTACTATTGAACAAGGGCAGCCCAACCCTGAAATATATCCAGATGTCTATCAGATGCAGGTATTATTGGGTATTTCTCGTGATGGTGGCGAGACCTTTGGTAATAACGCATCCATGAATATGAACCCGACCGCGCAGAGAAAATCTCGTTTCTTATTTCAAAGACTGGGGCGCGCGAATGATTTTACTGCGAGATTGCAGTTTGTTGGGTTTTCGAGGTTTGTCGTTGGAGACGGGATCGTAGAATGCTACTTATAAAAACAATGTGCTAAATATGTTTCCATTTCTTTCTTTTTTTTATATTACTTATTGTCATAACATGAACATTGTATTCATTCGCTAAATCTTTTCCTTTTTCGCCTTTATTTAATCGTTCTCTAATTTCTAAAACTTGATACTCAATTAATTTTGAAAAATTATGCCGAGAGCCATTTTGATTTCTGTTTCTACCTTTTTTAGATCTATCAATTGAATTTTCTTTATGCGTTCCTAGAAACAAATGGTCAGGATTGACACAAGAAGGATTATCACATTTATGACATACACATAAATTTTCTGGTATATCACCATAATAATATATCCATGATAATCGATGCGCCATTTTATCTTTATAATTAATCCTTAATCGACCATATCCTTGTTTATTTTTACATCCAATCCATATCCAACAATTATGGGGATGATTATCTTTAGAAATATAAGAAAAAAATCGCTCATATGGAGAATAAAATACATTTTTCCGTTTCAAATTTTTTGATATTATTAATCTATATTTTGTCGAACAAGATTGAGAGCAAAATTTTCCGTTGCCACGTTTTATTTCAGAAACAAATGTTTTAAATTCATTTTCACAAAATAAACAATTTTTAATCATTTCTAATCTCCAGAAGGTCAGCTAAAGCAAATCGATCAGTTAGTTGCTGATTTTTCGTGCTGGGTCTTCTATATTTGCGGTATAATTATACTAATATTTGTGTTAAGGACAATGCATGAACATTCCTGATTTGCCAGTGAGTCAGATGACCACCGCAGATGGATATCCAACTTCAGAAGAAAATCAGTTCAGGCAAAATTTGATTCAAGCCTTACAGTTAGGTGCGAGCGAAGAAGGATTGGTTGCGCCAACACAAAGCCAAGCTAATATGCTTGTCATACAAAACAACCAAAATGCTCAAGGTCAATTTACATGCGCCTTGGGCACGATTTTATATGTAATACCAGACCCAAATGATTATACTCAAGATAAGGTAATGATAGCGGTTAGAAACGACAACACATATCCCAATACCGCTCCCTTATTCAAAACAGTGACGTTGACTTAAGGAGCTATTATGTCATGGTTAAGCGAATGGATAGGCGGCGGTAAAAATCCCGCTGATGAGGCAAACAAATATTTAGAGAGAATTCCTGGGCAAACTAAACCCTATTACGACCCATATATTCAACAGGGACAAGATGCCAATAAACTTCTTATGGAGCAATATGGGAATCTAATCAATGACCCCAATGCTTTATACAATAAATTTAGCGAAGGCTATCAAGAATCTCCAGGTTATCAAACTCGATTGCAAGCCGCTTTAAGAGGTGCGGGTAATGCCGCTGCGGCTGGTGGCATGGCAGGCTCTTTAGAGCACCAACAACACTCCGCTGAAAAAGCGATGGACTTATCCAGCAAGGATTTTGAAGATTATTTAAATCATATTCTTGGTTTATATGGCACAGGATTACAAGGTGAGCAGGGTCTTGGAGAGCAGGGATTCAAAGCATCCACGGGCTATGGTGATATGTTAGCCAACTTATTAAGTAGCCAAGCACAGTATGGTTATGCAGGACAAGCCGGGAAAAATGCGAATCAGGCGAATTTGATGAATAATATTTTCAAGTTTGGCACTTCATTTTTGCCTAACATGAATAACAGTAATTTAAATCTTCTACCAAATCGGTCTTACGGTTAAGGATAAATCATGGCTGCAGATATTAAAGGAGTTCCATTTAAATTAAGTGCTGCTGACATGGGCGGTCTTGGCGGTTTTGATTTAGGTGAAGCAATACGCTCGGGACTGGAGAATGCTAATTTGTATCAGGAGGCAAAGTACAAGCCGCAAGCTCTTGCTAATAAGAACTACTCCGAGCAATTGGCAAATAAGATTAATGAGGCTAAGGCTAAGTATGCCGCTGAAAAAGAATTGGCTAATTTGAAGTATACTCAGGCTGGTACTGGTAATCTTGGTGCGCAAGAAGCTTTGCATCGCGGCCAATTAGGTCTATTGCCTTTTGAAAAACAATTACGGATAGCTCAAGCACAACAAGCAATAGCTAATGCTCAAAAATCAGGTGTTTTAGGTAATTTATATAATAGTGTCATGAATGGTGGGTTAGTTGGTGGAAATAGCCAAGGAATGCAAAATAATTATGCCGATAAATTACAAAATAAAGCAGGGAATGGCTCTCCTCAGCAAGGCGGAATGGATAGAGCAAATCTTGTTGCTGGATTATTGCATTTGCCTGTAAGTAATCAAGTTGTTAATGGACAATTAATTACGAATAACCCGTTAACCGGTATTTCATCAACCAAGGTTGGCCCATCAGCAGAAGAAACCGCTTTTGCCACTGGAATGGGTAAAGGAAAAGCAGAAGAATATAATAATGCGGTTAACATTTATAATGGTCTACAAAACCAAGGATTGGCATTGGATGAGTTAGCGAATGCCGCTGAAAATAATCCTGACTTTAGAAATGTTACTGGGAGAATTAACCAACCATTGACTAATTGGTTTGGAACTCCAGAACAACAACAATTATTAGGTCAGTTACAGTCTTCATCAGGTGAAATAGCATTGCAAGTTGCTCCTTCCTTAAAAGGTGCATTTACGGGGAGAGACCAAGCCTTAATTAATAGCATTAAAGCATCGCCAAATGATTTCCCTGATGTATTTATAGGAAAATTAAAAGCTCAAAAACTTATAAATGATGTCTTATCAGAACGATCTCGGTTAAAAGCAGATTATTTAGAGCAAGGTAAGTCTTCGCTTGAGGCTTCGCGTTTAGCCGTAAAAGATACTCCTTTAGACAAGTTTAAGCCTCAAGTGGATGCATTGATCAAGCGTAGAGAGCCTTTAACTGCCGATCAATTACAACTTGCTAAAGCAGAATTAGCTAAAAGAAGAGGAGCGCAATAATATGGATTTTTCTAAAATGTCTACTGAGGAATTAGAGCATTTGATTTCTCAAAATGAAAAACCGGAATCTTCTTCTTGGTTACAGAAAGCAGGAAATGCTGCAGGTAAATTTAATCAATTTATAGAATCGACTCGATTACCAGCATTTGCTGGAGGGTTGCTTCAGGGGGCTGGAGATATCGGCGCTTCACTGGGAAATGTTATTGCAAAACCTTTAGGGCATGAAATACCTCATCCAGATTTGGCTCAATATATCGATAAATCACCAGCAACTCGAATTGCTTTTGGCGCTGGTGAATTAGGTGCTCAAATACCTGCATATAGTACGGGCGCTGGGTTATTAAGTAAGCTCGGTTTAACGGCCGAAGCCGGATTAAGTGGTAAGTTGGCTCAAGGATTAGCATCTGGCGCATTACTTGGCGAAAATAAAGAGGGAAGCAGGATAGAGGGCGCATTAACAGGCGCGGCTGTCCCATTAGCGGGTGCAGCATTCAAAGGCTTATCAAAATTAAAATCCAAAAATATTGCAGAAAATGTATTAAGTGGACTTAACAAAGCAAAAAAAGAAGCAGCAACCCAATTCAGTACGGTTTTTAAAGAAGCAGAAAAAAGAGGAGTAAGCGGACTTAATCCTATTTCTGCTAATATGCGCGTATTAAAAAAGAACGGGAATCCTAAATATTTAGACTCTTTAGAAGAGTTTAATAAGCGTCCTACTTTAGCTAATGCTCATGATGCGCAAAGTGATTTAGCGAAATATGCTCGATTAATTAAAAATGCTCCAAAACACTCTTTAGAAAGAAAGGCCAAAGATGAGGCAAATTATTTATCTGAGCAATTAAGAGCTGGCATCATGAGTAATTTTCATAAAAGTGGTAATTCAGATTTAAGTTTAAAATATAATGAGGCTCGTCAATTTTATAAAGATGCTGTTGGCCCATATTTAAAAAGCAAATCAATAAAATCACTACAGTCAGGTGAGATAAGGCCTAAAAATTTTGCTAATAAAATTCAAGAAGAAGAAGATTTTATGTCTAAACTCGGTCAGCATGAGCATCCGGAGATTGAATATAGAAGAAAATTAAATAAAGCATTAGGAAATAAATATTTACAATATGGAGTTGGTTCCGGATTGGGTGGATTAGGATTATACGAGTTAGAAAGGCTGCTTAAATAAATTAATTAGGCAGCAATATAACTTAATACAAGAATTACCATGCATGTTATAAAAAAACCACATATTTTTCTCCATTGTTATAAAAAAGCAGATTATAAATTAAATATTAAAATGCTTCAATAATCTGAAGTATGATTAATTAATATTCACACATAGAGATAGACATGGCTTTTTTTATTTTACTTGGCTTGGTTTTTTGGCTTGCTTGGAATGATTGGATAGATTAAAACCAAAAAAACTTACAAACACAACATGTAGTACGGAATTTAATGCGCACCAACTAAAATTACGGTAAAATATAGAGCATTGGCCAGTAAATGGATTTAATATGTCGCTCAATGCTGCCGTGATTATGCCTCCCTTGCAACAATGTCTATTTGATAAGACTTTGGACACTTTTTTATCCGAGGGAAAGGTGTACTTTTGGGAAGATGAAAACCGAACTGTTCCAAAAAATGTCTATCAATTAACAGGCTCTGGCCCAGGCTCATATACTTATACATCATTAGGCGCAGTGCTGACATTATCAGGTATTGGCTCATTTATTGATGGCTCTGGTGGTAATATCGCTGTATATCTATGGCCTTTCACTGGAAGTCCTAATGATAATCCGCCTTCTCAGACTGTTCAAAACTACTATATAACCGTATATAGCAGTACCAATGTATTTCAATTTGATATTCCAAATTGGCCTGGCATAGAAGCATCATCCGCAGGTGTTAATGATGCTGATACTACAGAAAACATATTATCTAACTCACAATTTAGTGATGTTTCATTTAGTTCGACTGCAATTAGTACCGGCACTGCTATTTCTTATAGCACTACTGGAACAAATACTGCGACACAAATAGCACCAGATTGGTATGTAGTTACTACGGGAACCGGTAGTTTTAGCATTTATCAACAACAAATTACTGATGATACGGCTCCAGGAAATCCTGCCTATGCGATTGGCATTACTTCTACAGGATATAGTCAGCCTATTCAATTAAGACAGAGATTAACTTCTCCTAGATTATTTGCAGGACAATATGTCTCTGGGACATTTATTGCTGAAGCAACAGATGGTGGAACTTATACAGTTACAATGAATTATACGCCATCGATTACTGGAACAATTCAGCAAATATGTACAGGCTCTACAGTACCCGGCGGATTTGTCACAATTGCAAACAATCCACCAATACAAATTACCGACCCTGGAATAGGGACTGGTTATGTAGATATAACTATTGTTATTCCAGTATCAGCCCCAGTACAAATATCATGCGTCCAGTTATGCGGTGTTTCAAATAACGCTGAAGTTGTTAGCTATTTGCAGCAGTCTCCACAACGAGAAACTGACCATTTATTTAATTACTATAGTCCTTTGTTGCAATTTAAACCAACAGCAAGTTACCTGGTTGGATGGGATTTTCCTTTAAACCCCGCTCAGTTTTTTTATTCTGGAACTGCATTAGCTGTAGGTTCGAATAAATCTTATTATATTTGGGACCAGACCATATTATTTCAAAGCGTTAATAGTGGAATTACAACTGCCGCTGATACTCAAACAGATGGACTGTCATTAACGGCTGCAGCAACAGGTCAAATGGCAGTAATTCAATATCTTGATGGCAGCAAGATGAAAGATTTGATGATACAGGCGATTCAAGGTTTAAGTGTTGCAATAAGATGTTCTAGCTCAGTAGCGCAAAAGTTAAATGTAACGTTATGGTGGACAAATAACACAGCTAATATCCCTACCATGACAGTTGATGGTACGACAAAAGTGACTTCTGGAGCTTCTGTTGTTTCTTCTTTAGATGCAGATGGACGTCCTTCAGTTGCCGCAGGATGGACAGAAATCAAATGCCAGAATCTTAGTTCCTTAATCAAAACCAATAATACCAATACCATAGGTGACTATGGTTGTTTTGGATTTGTTGATACAACTGGCGTTGCTTATAAAACAGCAGCTGCATTTGCAATCGTTGTTGGCACTAATTCTGTAACAAATGGAAATAATATTGTATTTAATAATATTTCTTTAACACCGGGTAATAATCCTACTATCCCTGCCGCTCAGACTGTGGATGAGGTTTTGAGAGAGTGCCAGTATTATTATGAAACGAGTTATTTGCCTGGTGTTACTCCTGGTACAGCTTCGACAAACACAAGTTTTAATAATTTACAAGGTGAAACTACAACTAATGCAATATCAACAAGTTTTGGCACAATATTTCGTTCAGTTAAGCGCAATAATATGCAAGTCAATGCAAATCAATTATTGATATACGATCCTGTTGCTGGAGGGTCTTCCGGTAATTTTAATACTTTTAAAGCATTCGACTCTTCAAATGTACCGAGATCTCTTGCCACATTTTTTAGAACAGATGGCATTACCAATATAGATAAAAATGGATATATGTATATATGCAAAACAAACACTGCATATGGGTCGGGAGGCGACAACACTTTAGTGCTAACTTGGCATTATACAGCTGATGCGCGCCTAGGCGTCTTTACTTAAAAGGATTGAACATGTCGACAAAACTTTGCATGACAAGAGACATCAATGGATACAACGCATTTGGCGTTATTCCGACTTACGATGTCTACGCAGGTGGCTTAGCCGCCAATACCGAACAGCATTTCACTGTTCCTAGCAACAATGAATATTGGTTGGCAATATTTACTTTTTCACCTGGTTTTAATATTTGGGTTGATTTTTCCGGGACTGCCACTGTTCCATCCACTACTGTAGGACGCGTTAATACGGTGCTTAATCCAGCAGGTAGACAAGTAAAAGGTGGGAGCGTTATTAGTTTAATTACTGCAGATGCTGGAGTTCCTTGGTTTTGCATCGAACTACAAGTAATTAACAACTATGCGAGTTTAACATAATGGGACCATTAAATAATCCATTGGGTCATAACCTTACACAAGAGAACGATCCATTGATTAATAGTCCATTTGATACAAGCTTTTCAGAAAGCTTTTTGTCACCGCCACCACCATTTGGGTTTTTTCTATGGCTAGATAATACGATTTTCACTTTATTGGACGGTGAAGATTTGACGTTGCTATAAACAAGGAAAATTATGTCAAAGAATATTGAACAAGTTTATGTGGCAAATCCCATAACCACGAATGCTAGCACGGATTTAATGTACTTTGGTCAGTCACCATATGGCGTGAATGATGACGCCGCAATGCAGTTCAGTGATTTTGCCCGGCAATTTCAAAAGGTTGCCTTCAACTATAATTTGGCCGGTGGTGTGAATGATGCATTTACAGTTACTTTGACTCCTGCTCCTGCAGCATATACCGATGGTATGCCAATATTTATGAACACCGGAGCACATACTAACTTAACCACTACTCCAACTCTGAACGTAAATGGTTTGGGTGCTAAAACCATTGTATTCGCCCATGGCGCTTTAGCTGCTGGAGATATGGCTGCGAATACTACTTATCTGCTTATTTATAATGCAAATTCCTCTCAATTTGAGGTGCTTAACCCCACTGTTTCTTTGGCAGACACATTTGCTGTACAAACTAATGCTTATAACGTTGCTGTTGATGCGGGGGTTGCTAATGCTTATGTTGTTACATTAAATCCAACGCCTCCAAGTATTGTGAATGCTTTGACTGTTTATATGTTAGTTGCTCATACAAATACAACGGCATCAACTATTACAGTAAATGGTACGACTAAAAATATTGTTACCTCGGCAAATACTGCTTTGACTGGTGGTGAATTGGTTGTGGGTCAGATGGCCATGTTGGTTTATTCCAGCACTTATGACCATTTTGAATTAATTAATTCGGCTGTAGCAGCAAATACACCTCAAAATTCTGGGTACACAACTACGGTTACATCTGGTGGCACAACAAATCTAACAAAATCATCTACTTATTTACAGTATTTTACAGGAAGTTCAAACCAAACGATTGTTTTGCCTGATGTAACTACACTTCCATCATTAGGGTTTAGTTTCTATATTGTATGTTTAACTAGTTCATCTATCACAATACAATCAAATGATACTACATCACTTAAAACACTGTATAATGCAGAATATATAAAGGTTACATGTACCTCATTAAGTGATAATTCAGGCAATGGATGGAACATTATCGCTGCACAAAATGCTCTTTGTTATAATGATAATCCAACTTTTAATCAGATTACAGCACAATCATTGATTTTTAACTATGGTGGCGTGAATAATGCGGTTACAAATATTGTAACTGCTGGAGGCACTACATTTTTGTTAACAGGCTCTACATATAATCAATATTGCACAGGAACATTAAATCAAACGATACAATTACCGAATTTTGCGACAATTGGTACAACCTGTAACATTATAAATGCATCTTCTGGTGTCATTACAGTACAAACATCAAGTTCAAATAATATCAATACAATAGCCCCAGGACAAAGTTGTATTTACCTATTAATTGACTCAACTTTTGGAACGGCTGCATCATGGTCTTATATCTTATTAGGAACAAATGCACCAGTAACTTCTTTGACATGGCTTGATTTACCTGGAACGTCCATAACGGCTGCTCCTGGAAAAGGCTACATCATCTCCAACGCAAGTTTATCTACAGTAACAATCCCTGCAACAGTAGCAGAAGGCACTGTATTTGCAGTCCAAGGCAAAGGTGCTGGCGGTTGGTTATTGCGCATGAATACAGGGCAAACATGCCATCTTGGTGCGTCTGTAACGACATCGGCAGGTTCATTAGCATCAACAAATCAGTGGGATAGCGTGAGTATTGTTTGCACCACGGCAAATACAGTTTTTGCTGTAACCAGTGTAATAGGAAATTTAACCATAGCTTAACAAGGATTAATAAATGGCAACTAATAATGCGGTAAATAGCCCACAACTAACGGCAAACGGTCAATTAGTTATTGGTGGTTCAGCAGCAAATGGTACGGCGGCTACTTTAACTCAAGGTACTGGGATTACGATTACCAATGGTGATGGAAGTATCACTATAGCAAGCTCGGGCGTGGGTTCAATTGTTTGGAATAACGTATCTGGAACCACGCAGACTGCTGCTGTTAACCAAGGATATATTATATCGAACGCGTCCCAAACCACTGTGACCATTCCTAATACAGTAGCTCAAGGCTCCGTATTTGCTGTAGCAGGACTTGGAACTGCTGGATGGAAAATTCAAATGGGGACAGGTCAAGTATGCAACGTTGGAAGTAGCCCAACAACTACAGCAGGAACTATTACAAGTACCAATAGATATGACTCAATAACAATATTATGTGTTACAGCAAATACCACGTTTATTGCTATTGCTGGTTGGGGTAATTTGACTATTGCTTAAGGGTAGAAAATGACTACGAATAATCCAATAAATAACAACCCTGGTGTCATTGCAGTTCCTTTGCAGATGTCAGGGCCATTGGCTCAATATGTAAACTCTATAGCTACCGCTGGCGGAACAACCACATTAACAACTTCAAGTAATTTTAATCTTTATTTTACTGGAACTTTAAATCAGACAATTGTTTTGCCAAGTGTTGTGAGTTTTGGTCAAACAGGGTTGACGTATAACATTATCAATGCTTCAACAGGTACGTTAACTATACAATCAAATAATGGCTCTACTCTAGTTACAGTAGGATATAACAATGCATCGGTTTTAACATCATGCCTTGTGACATCAATTTCCACTGCAAATGATACGCCTAGTTCATGGATTTATACAAAATCACTTGCTAACAATGCCACAACTGGAACATCTTATTCATCCAACATCCCTGTTGCAAGTGCTACTAACTTGGTGAGTAATACTGCTAAGAATGTTACATCTATTTCTGGTTTACCAGCAGGTATATATTTGATGTCTGGTTCTGTTTGGATTCAAAATACTACTGCAAACTTTACCTCCGCAGCAGGATGGATTAGCACTACATCAGCAACATTGCCTGATAATTCACTTATTACTCAAAATTATTCGGGTGCTGCAAGTGTGAACTACTGCGGGCTTAGCCCAACACTTATGCAGGTTTTTAGCTCAACTACAACTGTATATCTTTCTGCTCTTTCTGTATTTGGCTCAGGAACATCCACTGCGAGCGGGACTCTTTATGCGGTTAGCTTATATTAAACGGGACATGAAATGACAATTAACTTAGTTGAATTAACAAGACATCTTTATCCTGGTGAAATTGAAGCGGGTAATATTACTTTTCGACAGCCAGATGATGATATATTAATTGATAGATGGAGTGTAGAGGGAATAGAAAAACCATCTGAAGAATCAATACTTGCGCAACAACCAAAAATAGAAAATCAGGTTAGTTGTTCAGTGCTCTCAAGAGAAATTAATAATTATATAAGCAACTTATTGAATCAAGATGCTCAAGACAAACAATATGATGATGCGATTTCATTTATTAGTTATGCTAATTCAAATAATGAGAAATGGAAAAACGAAGCATCCACATTTATTGCATGGCGTGATTCACTTTATAATTATGCTTATGACCAATTAATATTGATGCAGGATAATAAAAGAGCAATACCAAGCCTAGAAGATTTTATCAAAGAATTACCTTTAAAAAGCAATTAAAACAAATTTAATTAATAAGGACTGAAAATGGCAATTAAAAGCATACAAGTTGGACAAGCGGGATTGTCAAACAACACCCCAAGCTGGGTATATATAGAAACAGATGACACTATAGCTGCAGTTACGACTGCGGGGTATTTAAATGGGGCTGCTCAAGAATTTGTTAATACACTTAAGCCTAATATGATGGCTTTGGTTTCAACAAAAACGTCTAAAAGTATTGGCGTTGCCCCAGTTCTTTATTTATTACAGCTACAAAATAATGCTGGTGTTTGGTCAATGGCTGCTCCTGCAGTTGATGTTCCAGTTCCATTTATAGTTCAAGGAAATATTCAAGCGGGTTCTTCTGGAACTCCTGGAGATTTTATATCCTATCCATCCACTGCATCTAAAGGTAATTTTATATTTAAGGCGATTGATAATACAGGCAATACATCAACTACCTTATCTAATAATGCAATGGGGCAAGCGAGTGTTATAAATATTCCAGACCCAGTCAATGCAATTGGACAATTATTAATTGGTGCAACAGCCACTCCTTTTGTAAATGGTAACTTTCCAAAAAATTCTGGAACTGCAGGTTTAATGGTTGATTCTGGGATAGCTGCAGCTCAAGTGATGCAATTAAATGCTGTAAATACCATGAGCGGCTCAGGTCAAATTATTCTTGTAAAGGCAAATGGTACAGAAGCAGCAAACGCCGTTACTGCTAGTGGAAATGCTGGAGTTATTACTACTTCATCATTAACTACAGTTGGTGGATCAAGCTACGCAATTACATGGACAAATACTAAAATCACTTCAACATCAGTAATTGTATTGACTTTAATGGGTGGCACAAATACCACTAAGAACATTACGATTCAAGCAACAGCAGGCTCCGGAACCTCTACTTTAACAATTTATAATAATACGGCAGCAACTTCGCTTAACGGAACAATTTTAATAGGTTATGCGATTCTTTAATATAAATGCGGCATCTTAATAAATGCCGCGACTCTAAGGGAATGAAAATGACCGAAGAAGATTTGCAGATTTGGATAAAAAAGGATGAGGGTTATAAAAGCCATATGTATTTAGATACACTTGGTCATCCTACGATTGGATGGGGAAGGTGTCTTGATAATGGCATACGCCCTGACGAAGGCGAGCTTATGTTTCAAAACGATTACAAGCAAACCGTTCATGAGCTTGAGCAATGTGATTGGTATCAAATGCAGCCCCATAATGTTCAATGTGCCCTAATTAATATGAACTTTAATTTGGGAATTAATAAACTATCTAAATTTACAGGGATGATAAATGCGCTTAAAGAGAAAAATTATACTTTGGCTGCGCAGAATGCTCTTGATAGTCTCTGGGCGAAACAAGTTCATAATCGAGCAAAAGAAATAGCGGATATTATTCGTGCGGGCAAGTAGATACAAAGAAGAGGATTTTATACAAATAGCATTGGTTAATTGGTTTAAAACCAATTATCCAGATTTTGCAGAAGATTTAGCGCACGTTGCTAATCAAAGAAAATGCCATCCTTTGGAAGGTAAAAAGCTTCAAGACATGGGGATTAAAAAGGGATTTTCTGACTTAGAAATTGCAGTCCCTACAATTCATTACAATGGCCTTTATATTGAGATAAAAACAAAAGATGGGCGACTTACAAAAGAACAGAAAGAATTCATTGATAGAAAAAATAAAAGAGGCTATTTTGCGACTGTTGCTAGGGGTCTCGAAGAAGGAAAAAAAGTAATTACTAATTATTTGGGAAATAATCAGTTCTAACGTACAGAAAATTAAATGACCAAAACATTCATTATTTTATTCTTATTTATGATTCCAGGGTGCGGAGTAGACCCTGGTCATGATGATGTGACGGTTAGGGATGAGGTTATTGATCTTCAGCCCAAGATAATTCATCTATAGGAATTGGTGAAATTGGGGAAAAATGTGTGGGTTCCAAATTATAATTTTTTTCATACACTTCCATTTCATAAAAAAGCCATTTATTATGTGAAAAATTGAAATAACCAACAACATAAATGTATATATTTGGATTGTGCTTGTTTTCTAAACTAAGGACGCAATCCGCTCCATTAGGTTTATATTTTTTAATCGGATACCACTTCATTTATTTTTCATCTCTTCTAAATATTTAATCAATGCATCAATTGCTTCGTTTTTGGATTTGTAAATTTCTTGTTTTCTGATATATGTTGGATCGTATTCTAGACCATAAAATCCACCGGTATCATGTGATGCTAAAAAAGTAATTTTAGTTTTTTTTATTGCATATGGATGTATTTCGTATACTTCATCACCAACTTTAAAGTCATTCATAATGAATATCTCTCAATAGATAAGAATTACATTTTTTACAAACGTCTATAAATATCTCCAATTCACCACCATTTTCATGCTCACAATAGTTATCAATCAGGGATTGGATTTTATTTAATAACTCAAAACTTGATGGCTGAATAAAATAATTAATCTCAAGCATGTGATTTAAAGAACGATATAAAATTGATAGTTCTTCTTTCGTGAAGTCATTCATAATATTTATCCCATTCTTTAAGGCAATAGTTAAGCTCTTCACTAAAAATCAAAGCATATTTCTTGTATTCATCCCAATCCTCACTATTTTTAAGTCTCTCTAAAGCCTCAATGCACATAAGAACTCGCTCTCTTAGCCAAAAATGACTTGGTGTTAATCCTAATGTAAGTTTATTCATCTTTCATATTCTCTAAATGTTTAATTACTGAATCAATTGCTTCGTTTTTATTATGCCCAACACGTCCAAAATGAAGAAATTCTTTTTTATTTACAAATAATGATGGTGAACCATTTATTTCAGCTTCATTAAAGCTTACATCTATAACTACGACTTGATCTCCTTTTTTAAAATCATTCATTTTATTATCCTGTTGTAGTATTAAATCCAAAACAATGGCACGTTGGTAATTGTGTGCTTAAAAATGGCTGTGATGGATTACTATAAAAGCACTCTGGTTTGTGATTTAATACTCCATAAGATGCATAATTCTGCGTTTGATGGCAACTACAATTAGGCATCCAGGAAGCATTCACTTTCTGGCATTTTGGGCATTGCCATCCTTGGTTAGTCAGCATCTTTAACCTCGAAAAGTTTTTCGGATTGCTGTGATTGAATTTCGTCTAATAAAATATTTGCGGCATTTAAATTGTGTTTACCGCATTCGCTTAAACTAG